TCGCCGTGGTTTCTATCGTACAGGTCGCCGCGCTCGTCGTCGCCGTCTGCATAAGCGTATAGCTTATGGTGGATTTAGCTTGTGATTTGATAAGGAGTATTTAACATGATTTACAAGATTTACAGCGTCAAGGACGCAGTTGCTGGACAGTTTTCCGAGCCTCGTATCTTTATGAACGAAGGACTCGCTGTCCGTTGGTTTAAGAATCTCTGCGAGAAGTCTGAGATTGCTTCAGATCTCTCTCTCTACTATCTTGGAGAGTATGACCTCGAGAGCGGTGCCATTTCGTCCGCTCCGGAGTTCGTTATGAATGGTGTTCTTGAGGTGACTAAGTAATGGCTCGTGGACATTCTTTGCAGAACGTGCCCATTCCTCGATTCCCTCGAGCACGTCTTAATCTCTCTCATTCTGTGACGACGTCGATGGATGTCGGCACATTGTACCCCATCGACTGGCAGGAAGTTGTACCTGGTGATGTGTTTAAATGTCGAGCATTTGATGTTTCTCGTGTTACCTCGTCCTTCCTTAAGCCAGTGATGGATAACTTGTTCCTGGATGTGTATCATTTCTTTGTTCCTCATCGTCTCGTCTACGACGACTTTGAGAAAGTGTTCGGTAATCCGAATCCTTCGGCTTATACCGATAATGACCTTGCCGAAATCCCCATGGTTTCAGGCCCTGCTATTCAGTCTGGTAGCATAGCGGACTATCTCGGTCTTCCTGTTGATGCGTCTATCCCGAATGAAAATCCCGTTTCCCTTCTCCCTTTCAGGTCGTTTGCTTTGATTTATGATAAGTACTTCAGGAATGAGAACACGACGGACGAGATTTTTGTTCAGAAAGGTGCTATGCAACCGTCTGAGGTGTTGAACAATAATGCTTTTGGCCCTAACAACTACACAGGTAGACCTCCAAAAGTGAATAAGTATAAAGATTATTTTACTTCATGTGTTCCTAATCCGCAGAAAGGCGCGCCTGTTGGATTTAACTTGGGTACCTTTGCGCCTGTCGTTCCTCGTAATCAGCAAATAGATCCCCTGTCTACTGACGATCCTCTGGTTTCTTTGCGTACTTATTCTGGCAGTACTGTTGGTAATGCTATGCTTGGCGCTAACAGTGGCAGTAATTTGTTTACCGTTAATGCTCCCGCTGCTTCGATCTTTGGTGCTTCTGTTTATCCGTCGAATTTGTATGCTGATTTAACGAATGCAAATGCTATTACGGTTGATGACCTCCGCCTTGCGTTCGCTTATCAGAAAATGCTTGAGCGTGATGCGATTTATGGCTCGAGATATAACGAATACCTTTATGGTCACTTCGGTGTGCATATTCCCGATGCTTATATCCAGTTTCCTCAGTACCTTGGTGGCGGTCGTACGCCGCTTAATATCGTCCAGGTCGCTCAAACTTCACAAGGTACGGAAGAAAGTCCTCTCGGTAACGTAGGCGCTTATTCTTGGACGAATGGCCGTACAGGGTATTCCAGGAAGTTCAATGAGCATGGTTTAGTTATGACGGTCGCCTGTCTTAGGTATCGTCATACTTACCAGCAAGGCATTGCCAAAAAATGGCGTCGTAAGGTACGCGAGGATTTTTATGATCCCTTGTTTTCTACGATTGGACAGCAGCCTGTTTATACAACTGAATTGTACGGTATGTCTACCGTATCTAAGGATGCCGTCTTCGGTTATCGTGAGGCCTGGTCTGAGTTACGCAATATTCCGAATACTATTTCTGGTGAGATGCGTTCTGGAGTATCTAACTCCCTGGATATCTGGCACTTTGCAGATAACTATGCTTCGGCTCCAACGCTTTCTCAATCGTTTACTGAAGAAACTTCTGCGTATGTAGATAGAACGTTGTCTGTCCCCTCGTCGAGCCAAGACAACTTTATCCTTAATTTCTACTTCGATATGTCTGCTGTTCGTAAGATGCCTGTCTATAGTATGCCTTCCTTGATAGACCATCATTAAGGAGGTTAAATTATGGCATTTGGTGGACCTACTGTTGCAGACCGCCTGTTTGGCACGAACGGAGCAACCTCGAATTGGTTTACTCGTACCTTTGACCCGACTAAGGTCGAAATGGACTATAACTCGGCAGAGGCATTGCGCAATCGAGAGTTTAACGCGGCAGAGGCTCAAAAGAACCGCGATTTTCAAGAGCGCATGGCCAATACTGCTTACCAGAGAGCCGTTAAGGATCTCAAAGCGGCAGGCTTGAATCCATATCTTGCATATAGTGGCAGCGGTGCTGCCTCTCCCTCTGGCGCTACAGCGAGCGGAAGCAACGCGAGCGCAAGCGGCGGAGGGACTGCCCGTAATACAACAAGCCTGCTTACAGTACTTGCAAACACCGCGATAGCCCTATCGAAGCGGTAGAGCCTCAAAATCGCCTCGTAGAGCCGTGAAACGGTGTCTTGTATATAACTAAGCGCCGATGGCTACCATCGGCCGTCTGAGCCCCGTTTTTCGAGCCTTAACGTAGGCTTGAGAAATGGGGCTCAACACTGTCGTGACAAAGTCGGACAAAACGCGCGCGATTAACGTGCGTGAAAAAGTCCGACAATCCCACGACTGAAACAGAGTCAAAAAGGGCAGTCCCCGCCGCTTGCGGAGCATGCGGATAGTGATGAAAACTTGCACTTTTTACAGATTTTCACGTTTCGATGGAAGACATAGGCGTATTCATTACTTGATAAATATACGCCGACTGACACCATCGAAACGTGAAATTACACTTTTCACAGGTGAGAGTATGTGTCTAATGCCCGTTAAGCTTGCTAAATACCAATTCTTTGTTCCGTGCGGCAAGTGCATAGAGTGCCGTATATCCCACTCGATTGAGTGGGCATATCGTGTCGTTGCGGAGACGAGAGCGCATGAGCACAACTGCATGATTACGCTTACTTATGCCGATGAGCATCTTCCTCGCGACATGAGCGTAAGCATGTACGAGATGCAGACCTTTCTGAAGCGGTTGCGGAAGGCGATTCAGCCTTCCGAAATCCGTTTCTTTGGCTGTGGTGAGTATGGTGAACAGTTTCTTCGACCTCACTATCATATGATTGTCTTCGGCTATGACTTTTCTGACCGATATCTTTTTGGTCATGATAAAAAGGGTACGAGACTTTATAGGTCTCCTCAGCTTGAGAAGGTGTGGACAAAAGGATTCTCGAGTGTTTGTGAGGTCGAGTTTGATGTGGCCAAGTATGTAGCCATTTACCTTCAAAAGCCCCCTGCCGACGGCAGGCATCGAGCGTTCGTGAATATGAGCCGTAATCCTGGAATCGGTTACCAGGCTATCAAGCCCAACCTTATGGAAACCGATAAACTCTACCAGGACGGCAAGTATATCCATCTCCCCCGTTATTATCTCAAAGTCCTTGAGCGGTCCTATCCCGACCAGATTGCGGACTTAAAAGAGCGTCGTATAAATCATGCGATAAGCGAATACGTGGAGATGATGGCGAATATAAAACACCATATCACGCAGATAGAATATCGGAAACATCGTTTTGAAAAAATTTTTGGAAAAAGTCTTGACAAGAATTGTATGCCGTGATACAATGGTATTGTAAAAAAAGCAAACACGTAAGAGGCGACGGAGTTTTGTTTCATTTTTTGTTTTCCTCGCCTCACTCTATTTTTTTTGTGAGGTGTTTTTTTTATGTTTTTCTCTGTTACATACGTCTTGCATGATGGCTCTATTCATACAACTTCCTTTCCTGCTGATACCATTGTTCAAGCGGCTGCACTTTTTTCAAACTACTGTATCTCTATGGGCTTAGACGAGGTCGATATTCTTGGAGTCGTCCCGTCTTGTGGTGCTGTGGATTATCCTTGGTTGTGCGATGAAACGGATTACTGAGCGAGAGCGGATTGTGCGCCGTATGCAGGAAGTTTCCCGAGATATCGCGATGGTAGATAAACTCCTCGCTATCGAGGTAAAAGGCTCTGACTATGGACATCTCATTAAGCGTCGTAAGATTCTCTATGAGATGTATTTGAATCTGAATCGACAGTTGGTCTCTCTGGATGGAGTAGACCAGCCGTCTTTGTTTGATGAATATGACCGAGGAGATAAGAAATGAGTTTTGTGGATTTTATGGCGAATTATGGCGAATACATTACCTTCGCCGTCTATGCAGTGGTGTCTATCGTCCTGTTTTTTAGGACGAAGAACATAAAATACATCAAGGAGTTAAATGAGGCAATGAAGTATCGTACCGCAACGTACAGAGAGACGGAAGATTCTCCGTCTCAAGAGTTTGACCGTTACAAGCCTGTCTATCGTCTGAATAAGGCGACAGGTGAGCTGGAGCTGACCGATGAGCGGATTGACATCCAGGAGCTCATTGACAGTTGCAGAGATATCTGTTTGCAGTCCTGTCTTGAGCGTTTTATGCCGCAAGAGGATTCGACAGATGAGATTCAAGATAACTATGATGAGTATCTGGATGACCTCGATGGCTTTACTGAATATTTGGATAAGGCTGAAATGTACCGTGAGAAGTTTAATCTTTCTGATGAGCTTTCTGCTGAGGAGATTTTTGACCATGTATCCGAACAGGCGAATAAACTCAAGACTCGCCTGGACGAGATAGAAAAGGCAAGGAAGGAGAGCAGAGCGGCGCAAGTTGTAAAGGCTGATAAGTCGTCCGCCTCCACTTCGGATGACTCTTCGATCA